ACTTACTGCAATAGTACCATAATCTGTTTCGCCGCCGCTTACTTTTTCAACAACTTTTGTTTCTAACTGACTGCCTTCAATAACAACAGTAATTGGTATATCCTCAGTAGGAACGTCGTCATAAGCAGTCAAAGTAATATAGCCATCGCCTTGGTCTGTGGCTACAATTTTTCCTGCTAAGAAACTATCTATCTGAGTTTCTGTAATTGTCTGCTGTAGTCCAATGTCAACTAAGCTATCTGCATCAATTTCATTAGAAGTAATTTTATAAGTTCCGTCAGATGACCAATTACTTGCGGCAAGTACTGTATCAAATTTTACAGAGTATAAAGTATCGCCCTTATCACCCTTTTCGCCTTTTTCTCCTGTATTTCCTGTTCCAGAAGGAAAATCTATAAAAACTGCCATTTAATTAATCACCTCTTTTATTTTGTAATATCTTCGATTGAAATATAAATTGGTATGTCTGTTTCAGGAACAGGGCCATATGCTTTCAATACAATTTTATTATCTTCTTGCGACTGACAAATAATTTTTGCTTCGGCGGCAATGTCATAAAGTTCTTCGCTTATATCTTCCTGCGGCCCGATGTGAATTACGCTATCAGCCTTTATATTAGTATTTGTTATTGTATAAAGTCCTGCCTCATTCCATTTAGAAGCTTGAAGTACTGTTTCAATAACGATTAAGTTATTTCTAAGATAAGCGATGAATTCTTCTTCCGTACCCTCATTACCTAAACTAAGCCAAGTTTCATAAGCATCTTTACCGTCAAGACCCTTAGAACCCCTAATACTCTCAGTTAAATATGATTTTATAGTATCGCCATCTTTATAAGTAATCTTAAGGAAATAACCAGATTCAGCTGTTTCATCATTATAAATAATCTGACCTGTTGCGTAATCACTGCCAGTAGTTTTCAAAACAACTTTATCATAATTTTCAACTTCATATTTATATTCAACTTCCAGCTCCATATCAACGTCAAAAGTTTCTATAGCAACGTCATTCTTATAGAAAATTATTTGAACTGGATAAGTATCGTTTGAACCATTCTGCCACCAATTTATAAAACTAATAGTAGCAAGTCCTGTCAAATCAAATTCTGTTGGTTTTGTAGTAGTATCACCATCAATTTCAAAATAAGCTAATGGGGCTTTTGATTCATTAATTCTCCAAACGCCTGCCTGCTTAAATATTTCAATTGTTGGAGAATAACCGTCTTCTCCATCTTCGCCTACTACCTTACCTAAATCTTCTGCAGCATCAGAATCATCATAAAGCACATATAAATGTCCATCATCTGAGATATAAATCTATGAAACTCCACGACCTGCTGGGCCTTTGATAGCTCCAGCATCAACAAATTCGCCAGATTCGGCTTTAATTTGAAGATGTCCGTTTTCGTCTATATATCCATCGCCTGCATCTGTACATTCGTCTTCTGAGGCTTTTATTTTAACAGAAGTTCCATCTGCACCCTTAACTGTTCCTGCATTTGTAGTTGCTCCTGTTGAGAAAGTTATAATCAAATCGCCATCTGAATTAACTGTAGCCCCTGTAATTGAGATACCATCTGCACCAGTTTCACCTTGTTCACCTTTTTCACCCTGTTCGCCTTTTAAAGAACTAAGTGAGAAAAGAGTTTTCCAAGTGCTTCCATTATTATAGCTAACTTCAATGTTATCGCCGTTTTCTCTCAGTAAAGGAGTTGTGCCGTCTACCCCTTGTTCACCGTCTTTTCCTTTTAAAGAATCAAGTGAGATGAGATTTGTCCAAGTTTTTCCTTCATCGTAGGAAACTCTAAGGTATGTATCGAAATCATCAACACCTAAGAGAACAGAAGAATCATTACCATTTACAACTGTAAAAGTAGTCTTTGTTCCATCTGTCATCACAATTTCATAGGTATCTGCCGCTCCTGCTATTCCTGCTGTTGTGCCGCCAGTACTGGAAACGAAATTAATTGATGAAATTCCAACGCCATCTTCACCATTAGTACCGTTAGTACCATCTTTTCCATCTTTTCCGTTAGTACCGTCCTTACCATCAGCACCCTTTAAAGAAGCAAGCCATTCAGCCTGTGTGCCTGAAAATCCATTATCAACAGCAATCTCATAAGCAGATTTTCCATCTGCACCAGAGCTGCCGCCAGAAGAACTTCCAGAGCCACTTGAAGAGCCTACAAAAGGATTAAAGAAAGTCATATTATCACCTCTTGTTTATTAGATTATATAGTAAATATTACCAGTAAAAGCACTTGTAAAAATTAAAGAATTAATTCTCTCATGTCTTTCTGTAGTGTATGGAGTAATAAAATATCCACACTTAGGAATTTTTAAAGTATTATCTTTATTAATTGTAAATTCTGTACCTGTTGAACCTTCAAAACCTACAAAATCAAGATAGAATGGTTCTTGATTATAACCAATTTTCTTTAAATCTTCCTTGATTAGTTCAACAACGTTTTTACCTGACGGTGCGCCGCCACTATACATTCTATAGTTCATTTATTTTATCCCTCCTTTATTTCTGCTATTTCAGAAATTATTTCTTTTATTTTACTTGTTTCCTCACTATCATCAAATCTTATTTCAATAATATCTCCTGTTCTTAATTGTAAGGATAATAGACCTAATAAACTTTTAGCATTAGCTAATCTATCATCACTTACTATAAAAATTGTACTTTTTAATTCATTTATTTTATAATTGAAATTGGTAGCTATACGATTAAATATATCAGTTGTAATTGTACATTTAATTGTTTTCCATTCCATTTTCTCATCATCTCCTATAATATTATTATAACACAATATTCTAAAAAAGTCAAGTAGATTAATATTATAATCGAAATACTTGACTTTCTTAAAAATTCATGTTATACTTATAATAAGAAATGATGAGGAGGTCTAAAGACTATGGATAATATAAAAAAAATTACTGAATGGAAATTAAGACATTATTGCTTAAATTTAGATTATCAAATTGATAGTATGAATTTAGAAGCTCAAACAAATCAAATTATAGCAAGTTTTATTAATAATTTTCTTGAAAAATATAATAAAGATATTGAAAATAAAATCTTTATTTTGGAATATCAAGATGATTTATTAAGTGTAATTACTTATAGGATTTTAAAAAATCTTGCTTCTTTAAGTAAAATGAATTTATTTTTATATGGAAAAAAGAGTAAGACTAAAAAATATTTAGAAAAAGGAGAAAAATTTATTCCTTTATCTAAAATAAAGAAATATATAAAAAATTGTGGTTATAAAATTGTTTATATATCTTGTTTTAATCCTATCTATAAAGTGTTTGCAAGTAATAAAGTTTTTAATAAATTCCCATGTGATATGCTATATCCAATGAAGAATTTTACCCCTGATGAAATTAGTATGGCCCAATTATTTTATCATATTGGTTATATTAAATATAGTAAGGATATTACTAAGAGATATAATAATGGAGATATTTTGGAAATTAAGAATAAGATTATTAATTTCTGTAATAAAATGGAACTCTCAGAAGAAATAAAAAGTTTCGGCTATACTTGGCATACAGAGAAAAAAATTTACGTTGTTTTTTGGGAAAATAATTTTGAGATTGATAAAAAAATTGCTCAAAAAGTGCAAGACTTAAATGATATGATATTCTATATGTGGTATGACAGTTTAGAAGAGCCAGAAATCATCAGTAAGAGCTATTTTCCTTTATATTTGAAGAATAAAACAAATATACCAAAATTGGAATATTACAATTATAATGATTTAAGCATACCTAAATATTTAGCCGAAAGATGGGGAAATGAAATTATAGAAGTTCATTGGAAAGATGATAAAGTCATTAAACGTCCTTATAAATATATAGATGGAAAATTTGTAGAATTAGAGGAGGAAATTTTTGAATGAAAGTATTTATAGTAAATTCAAAACCAACAACAGGAAAAACTCTTTTTGAGTCCTTTGTCAGAGAGGCAGCCGCCAATAATGGAGATGATGTGGGAGTTCTTTCTATTGTTGATAGTATTAAAGATGTAGCACTATTTGCTGGTTGGAATGGGAAAAAAGATGCTAATGATAGAAAAATGCTTGCAGACCTAAAAGATGTTTTAGAAGAATGGAATGATTACCCTTATAGAGAATTGATATCTAAAATAGAACAACATAGAAAATTAGGCTCTAAAGCGGTTTTTGTAGATTGTAGAGAAGATAAAGACATTGAAAGACTATCTAAAGACTATAATGCTTTAACTCTTACTATTAAAAGAGATGTAGAAGAACAATCCTATGGTAATAGAGCTGATGATAATGTTAGAGAAGGCGGCTATGATATTGAAATTGATAATACACAAGGCATTGAAGAATTAAAAGAAGAAGCTACAACATTTTATGAGTTGTTCATTAAAGGTCAAAACTAAAAAAGTTTTGACTTTTTTTATAATTAATGTTATAATTATTATAGTAAGTTAAGAAAGGACAATAAAAATGATTGGTATTTATTGTATAGAAAATAAAACTACTCAAAAGAAGTATATTGGAAAGTCAATTGATATTTTTCGTAGATGGAATGAACATTTAGAACAAGGTAAATATTCTACTTCTATAGATGACGAATTCCATTTTAATCTTTATCACAATTCTAACAACTTTACTTTTTCTATTATAGAATTATGTGAAGAAGAAGAGTTAAGTGATAAAGAAAAATATTATATTGAAAAGTACGATACTATTAATAATGGTTATAATAAGATAGCGGCCGCCCAGAATATTTTTGACTCAAAAAAGGCTTTGCCGCCTTCCAAAAAAGAAATTATTAGAATGATAACTTCTTTACTTGAAAAGCCATTATTTAAAGAAGATAAAGACCAATTAAGTCAATTCTTTAAAATCAAAGATAAAAGAGGCAATATCTTAAAATGGAATACTGTCAAAAAAGAAATTATCTCTAAAGGCTTTGATGTAGTAGAATCAAAAAGATATGTAGATGGAAAAATGAGAAATTGTAGTATTATTAGGCTAAGATGGGAGGACTAAATGAGAATTTTATGTGATGTTGATAATGTAGTAGGAGACTTAACTACAGCAGTATTAGATGTTTATAATGAAGATAGTGAAGATAATCTTACTGTAGATAAAATTACTAAGTATAATATCGAAAATTTTGTCAAGCCGCAGTATAAGGAAACATTCTATCATTATTTTCTTGATAAAAGAACATGGAATAGAATGAAATTAGTACCAAATGTTCAGAAATATATGGCAAAATTATTTAATGATGGACACGAAATTTATTTTTGTACTAAAACAGAAATGAAGAATGCTCCTAAAAAAGAATCTTATCTCCAAAGAATTTTCCCTTATATGGATATAAGAAAGCATCTGATTGTTTGTTATGATAAAAGTATGGTCATTGGTGATGCTTTAATAGATGATTGCTTATCCAATTTTAGTACAACTCAACCATTAAAAATTTGTCTTGCTTATCCGTGGAATAAGAATGTTATTGACCCCTCTATTCATAGATGTAATGATTGGGAAGAAATCTATTCTGTAATTAAAACTGCTGCGGCCGCCAAGTCATTATACTAAACTACTTGACTTTTAAATAAAAATGTGTTATAATTATTATAATAAATGAGAAAAACTCATTTCTGGTTATTAAAACCTGATTATCTCCGTAAATTACGGCTAACAATTGAATAGAATGGAACTGATATAACAAAAGGATTATACCACTGTACATTCAAATTTAAGGTCAATGTTCAACTCTCTGTGGAGATTAAAGTTAGATTATACCTTAACGCAGTGATGACACTGTAAAAGACACTGCGATATCAAAAAGGGAAACAGGGACTGTCGAGATGATAGGCTCTGTTTTTCTACGTCTTTATGGTTTGGTAAGCCTTGCAGCGTAAATCTACTCGTTTAAGAATTTGAGAACAATTCTTACTCTGTATTTGAGGGTACATTTATTTTCTATTAAGATTAAATATTTAGTATGCCTAATAACTCGTAAGCGGTTATGAATCTCAACGTAATCTTAATCGTCAAAAAGGTAGTTAAAACCTATTATAAACGTATTATAATAAAAGTTGAGGTTGGGGCGATAGTTTTAGAAAATACTTTCCCTTAAAGGAGAACGCTATAAGGGCAACTGTTAATTGAACTGTTAAGTATCAGAGATTTCGTAAGAAACTAAATTAACGATAGTTGAAAGTGAAATAAAGAATTTCAATAATTCTTTTTTTATTTCTTGTGATGGGTGAAATATCAAAAAATCAGTAGCCTATAGGGCATACAACATTTAATGCCGTCTTTTCAATACTGATGTGCCTACATTGATATGCCTACACAAAACGCCACAGGATGCACAACAAGTTGTGCATCGAGTGGCGGTGAACGCTACTCGCTCCGCTCGTAGCCGTTCACATAAGTTTTGGAGAAAAGAAATAGGTTGGTTGATATTGGTTATTATATATTATCATTAGTATATAATATATAATATAATTAATAATAATAATAATAATAAGGAGATAAGATAAAATATGAGTATGATAATTGATAATGTAGATTTTGAAGAACTTCCTGCAGAACGTTATTGGTCATTTGCTAAATCCTATAAAGGTAATAAAAAAGAAGAAACAAAACAAATGTTCCTCTCTAAACAATACCTTGGAGCTCTAAAGAATGATGGCCACTATGCAAGATTTATAAAAGATAATAATGGAAACATGAGATTACAAGGCCGCTCTGAAAGTGTAGAGGGAGGATATTTAAATAAAATAGAATGGACACCTCAGTGCCAAGAATTCTTTGATAGTCTACCTAATGGAACTTGTTTACTTGGAGAATTATATCTTCCTGAACAAAGAGGAAGTCGTAAAGTAGGAACAATACTTGGGTGTTTACTTAATAAAGCTCTTGATAGACAAGAAAAAGGTGAGAAACTCCACTACTATGTGTTTGATGTCTGGGCTTATAATGGAAAAAGTCTACTCAATACTAAATTTGAAGATAGAATTAGAAAATATTTAGATACTTTTATAGCGGCCGCCAGTAAGGGAAAAGAATATATAGATATAGCTAAATATTTAGAAGGAGAAGAGGCTTGGAATGAATTAGGTGAAATTTTAAAACGTGGCGACGAAGGAATGGTACTTTACAAAAAGAACGGAATTGCTGAGCCAGGCAAGAGAACAAGTAGAAAAACTCTTAAAGTTAAAATGGAAATAGAACAGACAATAGACGCTTTTATTGATGGAGAATATAAGAGCCCTACTAAAGAATATAATGGCAAAGAAATTGAGAATTGGAATTACTGGATTAATGATAAAACAGGAGAAAAGATTAATAAAAATATGTACTATGATTATTACCAAGGTAGAGCTTTAACTCCAATTACAAAAGCTTATTATTATGGCTGGGCAAGTGCAATTTCGTTCTCAGTAATGAAAGATGGAAAACCAATTCGTATAGGCTGGATTTCTGGAATTACAGATGAAATGAAGCAAGGAATTGTTGAAAATCCTGAGAAATATCTTAATAAAGTCTATGAACTTACTTGTATGGAGCTTGAATGTATATCAGGACGCTATTCTTTAAGACATGGTAAAATAGTCCAAGAACGTCCTGATAAAGCGGCCGCCGACTGTGATTGGTCGCAAATTGAAAATAATTAAAATATTAGAACTTAAAAGAAGCCCTTTTACTTAACATAGAGAAGAGATTTTTCTCTTTATTTTATGTAAAGGGGTGATAGAATGAGAAATAATTGTTATTTAAAGCCAGCTAATAATGTGCCGCCAGAGCCTACGAAAGTTCAGCCAAAATGTTATTCTTGTAAGAAGTTTCCTATTTGTTCAATTCGTAAGGATTATTTAAAAGCGGCTTCATTAATTGAAAATTTGCTTGGTAATCCAAATAAGGATTTAGAACTTAAATGGTACAAGTCTAAGTATTTTCCAAGACCGCTGCCAAACTTTGAAGGGTTTGATTTAGAAAACTACGCTGATTATTTTACCTTTGATATGGCTGCCACAATACAGGATAAGAAAGAATCTGGCTCAATAAAAGAAGTTAAATATCACAATAAAGACTTTATACAATTCCTCTGTGATTTTGAAGATTATTTAGCAATAATAACTGCCATTTGGAACGATAAGACAAATGAATATGATATTAGTGAAGGCAAGGAAATCTTTTATCATTTAAAATATACTTTAACCGATGAAACCGTAGAGAATTTCCAAATTAACTTATTAGTTTGGAGAGAAGATATGGAGAAAAAAGAAAAAGACGGAAAAGAGTTAGACCTTATTAACACAACCTACTTCACTGCTGAATTAGATTGTCAGTTCTACGAATTTAATAAAGAAAAGAAAAGACCAGAAGATTACCCACACCTTCATCATGTAGCAACATATCATATTGAGCCGCATAAAGTTAAGGAAATGGAACAACCAAAAGAAATTCCTACTGGTTTTCCTTGCGTTTTGCCGCCTTATCCAGTTCCTACAGAATTCAGAGAAAAGCCTATTAGAAGAGGAGATAGAGATGAGTATTAAAACTTCTAAAGGTGAACAAAAACTTATTGATATTTTTAATAAGAACGGAATAGCATTTAAAAGGGAAATATCATTTACTGATTTAGTAGGTAAAAAGCAAGTTCCATTAAGATTTGACTTTGCTGTTTATAAGAATAATAAAATATTATTTCTCCTTGAAGTAGATGGGATTCAACACTACAAATTTACAAAACATTTTCATAAGAACATTTTCGGTTTTAAAAAACAACGAGAATGGGATAGACGTAAAAACAAATATTGCATACTACATAATATACCATTGATAAGAATTCCTTATTGGGATTTAGAAGGATTAACTTTGGGCAAAATAATAACAGAACCTTCTTATCGTGTGAGGGATATATATCATAATGATTATATTATATCACATGGAGGTTTTTGAAATGAGTTGGTTAGATTTTTTAGAAATACTAAAAACAATTGGCGGAGCGGCTGGAGCAATTATTACTTTAGCGGCATTATGGGGGATGATTTTTAAAAAGCCAAGAGATTGGATTAAGAAAATAGCCAAAGAGGCCGCCGCAGAAGCGTATGAGGAAAGAGGAATTAAAGAAGGCGAGAATACTAATCAGATTAATAAGGATATGAGTGATATTAAGGCTGTTTTAGATGACATTAAGGGACAGCTAAATGCTCAGAATCAAAATGATTTGGTAATGTTAAGACACGAGATTACTACTCTGTATGTCGCTTATAAAGATGAAAAACGAATTCCAACACGAGCCAAACAGGACTGGCTTTCTTTATATGAAAGATATACCCGTCTTAATGGAAACTCTTATGTAAAAACAATAACACAAAATATGGAAGAATGGGAAGAATTTTAAAAAGATTAAGTCAAGAGTATCTCTTGACTTTTTCTATTATTTGTGATATAATTATAGTAAAGTAAATGAAAAGGAGGTTTTCAGAATGATAGTAATAAAGAAAACTGGAAAATTTGATTATGATGATACTAAAATTCAGCACGCAATAACTCAAGCTTGGAATCAGATTGGTTATCCAGACTTTAATAAAATTAATGATTTGGTTAATGTAGTTAACATTTTGGTACAGAAAGAAGCCAAAAATAATAAGAAGGATGAAATTGAAGTTGAAAGAATTGAAAATTTTGTTATGAGCGTTCTCTATAGTGAAGTTCCAGATGTAGCAAGAGAATATAGTGCTTATAAGATGGATAAGGAGAGAGCAATAAAGAACCCCACAGAAATTGAGAAAGTTCTTTATGTTAATCCAGAAATTGAGCATGAAAATGGTAATAAAAATCCTCATTTAGTTCATATTAAAAATGCCTATCTTGCGGAAATTCCAAGTAAAGAAATGATGAGAAAATTACTACCAAAAGATTGTTTAGATGCTCATGATAGATGCGTGGTTAAATTCCATGATTTTTCTTATAGTGCCCGAGCCATGTTTAACTGCTGCAATTGGAATTTAGAAGAGATGTTTAAAGGTTGTAATATTAATGGAATTTATATTGAAACTCCAAAATCTTTTAAAACAGCTTGTACAGTAGCAAGTCAGGCTCTGACCCATGCAACAAGCTCGCAATATGGAGGTATAACGATTAATTTACTTCATTTAGCAAAATTTGTTCGTGTTAGCAGAGAAAAAATTAAAAAAGAAGTCGCTGAAGAGTTAGAATCTGTTGGAATTGCTAATGAAAAAGATATTAATAGAATTACTGAAAAAAGACTAAAGAAAGAAATTAAAGATGGAATTCAAACATTCTTGTATCAAACAAATACTCTTTGTTCGGGAACTGGTCAGGCGGCCTTTTTAAGTGTTGGTTGTTGGCTTAGTGAAGATGAAGAATATTCTGAAGATTTAATTCTTGTTTTTGAAGAAATGATTAGACAAAGAATACAGGGAATGCGACAAGAAGATGGAACTTATTTAAATCCTAATTTTCCAAAAATTCTATATTTTCTTGATAAAAATACTATGGAAGGCGGAAAATATTATAATACTACTAAGCTTTGTGCAGAATGTAGTGCTAAAAGATTAGTTCCAGATTATTTAAGTGTTAAAAAACATAGAGAGCTTAAAAAAGTTCCAACTTGTCCAATGGGTAAGCGAATACTATAGCCCATTTAAAATCTTTTGAAAACGGTTAGGGCATTAATTGTTGAGACCGTGCCAATTAATAGGTGTATCGACTATCGGTGATGAATGTAGCCGAGTAGAGATTTTTCTCGAAGCAGAAGACTATCAAAAGTGATAGATAATATAGTCAGTACCTTTAGCGATAAAGGATAATACGTGTAGAAGTATGTTAAATCCATGGCAAGACGAAGATGGTAATTACGTGGTTTTTGGACGTGGAAACCTCGGCGTTCAGACATTAAATCTTCCGTATATTGCAATGGAAAATAATCCTAATAAAGACGAAAAAATATTATTTGAAAATTTATCTCATTATATTGACATTGCTCAAAGAGATATGTTATGGAGAGCTAATCATATAGCTAAAATAAAAGCAAAAGATAATCCTCTTCATTTTGTTTACGGCGGAATTCTAAGACTTGACCCAGAAGAGACTCTTGAAAAATATGTGTATAATCAATATTTTTCAATTTCTTTGGGCTATGCGGGCCTGCGAGAAGCTGTTTATTATATTTGTGATGAAGACCAATTCGGTGAAAAAGGTAATAAATTAGCTCATAAAATTATTGATTATATGAATCAGAGGAACGACGAGTTGACAGCCACAACAGGTCTTGCCGCAGGATTATATGGGACTCCTAGATATACATGGGGCATTAATGAGTAATTGTTAATGCGAACTCTACTAAACGGTCATAGCTGAATACTAATAATAAGCTGGTAAGAGAGCCTAAGTCCTTTGGATAGAGGTAATACCGTACTAAATTTATTTTACTTATTTATGATTAATAATACAAAAAAAAGAAGTAAAAATAAAATGACAAAATAGAATTTTAAAAGTATCAAGTAAATAAGTAAAATAATAAAAGTCTAACGACTAGGGAAAGGCAGTTATAAAACTGAACCGAGTAGGCTTAATAATAGGGCGAAATGTAGATGAGATAATATCAAAAAATCGAAATGTAGAGCTTCCTTTTTAAAGGAAGAAGATATAGTCTAATCCCCTTAATAAATATCGGGAAACCGAGGGTATTAAATGATGGAATCAACAACAGATGATTTTGCAGAAGCTTGTATTAAGAATTTTGGTCAAATTGGCGATGGAACTCAGAGTCATTTTCTTACTAATTCTTATCATCATCACGTAAGAGATAAAGTAGATGCTTTTACAAAACTTTTAGATGAAGAACAATTTAGCGATAAAACCACATCGGGTTCAATCTCATATGTGGAAGTTCCTAATATGAGCAATAATATCGAAGGAATTTTACAAATAATTAATTTTATTGGAGAAAATTGTTTATATTCAGAAATTAACTCAGAAATTTCTTCCTGCAAGACCTGTGGCTTTGAAGGGTATGATTTTAAGAAGATTTTGGTGGAAGATGGAACTATTCGCTGGCAATGTCCAAAATGTGGAGAAAAAGACCCAGAAAAAGTTAGAACAAGCTATAGAATATGTGGCTTAACTAATAGGTCACTTTAAATCGCTTAAACTGCGGGAAAGTCCTTAGAGCCTTAATAACTAAATTATAATAGTAATATTATAATGGCAATCAGTAATGGGATTGGTATAGTAAAATCATTAAGGATTGGATAACCAAACGCAGCGAAATCTCCTTTTTAAGAAAAGGAGAGACGTTCAACGACTATAATAGCGACATTATTATAATAATGAAGGTATAGTCTAAACCCTAATAAATATCGGGAAACTGAGGGTAGTAATGATATTAGTAATTACACGCCGAATAGAGGAAGGTCAGAAGACGTTTATTTTAGATGTAAACATTTAAATTTTGAGGAAAATTAAAAATGAAAGATAAAAAAATTGATATGATAGTAGACTTACTACTATCATATCATCATAATATTGGTTATAATTTAGCTATAGTCTGTAAAAATTTACAAAGAGTAAAACAAACTAAAAGTTATCTTGAAAAAGAATATGTTTTGACTCAACGTTGTGAACAAGTTTCACAATTTATTTATAAATATTCAGAAAATAGGCTTCAAATTCTTTCATATGAAGCTTTGAATGCAAGAGGATTTCGCTGCCACCTGATGCTATGGGATAATGAAATTGATGATGATGATTATTTCAAAGAAATAGCCATTCCGATGTGTAATGCAGGCGGACTTAGTAGACCAGAAATAATTAATTTAAAGGAATTAATTAGTAAAAGTCCAAAAGAAGTAAAAGGATATGAAGACTTTCAAATAGAGATTTAATAATATTTGACTTTTTATTAAAGTTATGATATAATATTAGTATAATAAAAACTAAGGAGGAAACTGAATTGTTGTATAATTATTTTGAATTTGATAGGATATTTAATGATATTCTTGAAGAGGAAAATGAACAAAAGAGAAAGGAACTAATAGAATTTTTGGGATATTATTTAACTTTTTCTCCAGTAAAATATTCTGATTATTTTACATCGCAAGAAGAAAGAGAGGATTATAGTAAAAAAAGTATAGTTCCTTATTTGAATAAAATTTTTTATGAGTCAAATTTAGGATTTGATAAAAGCAAGCCAGACTATTCTATTCTTCTTCAACCTGGCATAGGTTCTGAAGGGAAAATATTTGAAATTATTACAATGAAAAATACGGCACATTTATTTCTTTTTTTTAATAATCTTTTATTTTAATCAATAAAAAAGATAGTAAAAAATTATATATCTTTTATTTAATTTTTAAAAAAAAGATTTAAGGAATGTTAGTCCTACGTATATCACAATTCATAAAGACAGACAAAAGTAGAGCTTTTAATAAATTAAAAAATTATAAAGAGGAATATAATAAAATAACTTAATTTTTTATTTAAAATATGATATAATAAAATAAAAACTAAGGAGGAAATTAAAATGGAACAGCAGACAAAGAAAGGCCCGAAGAAGCCAGTTAAACGTGTTCGTAAGAACGTAATTAAAAACTTGGTAAAGGAAAACCAGCGAATTCATGATTATGATAGTCCATTTGGTGTAAAATTTTGGAACAAGATATTAAAGGATTCCAAGTACTTAGCAAAAAATCACAAGGTATTTGATAAAAATCTACCAGCAATTATTGAAAGAGATTATGAGTATTATAATCGTTGTTTAGAAGAAGAAACTGACCCAAATAAAGTCTACATTTTAAAAAGAAAAATCTATCAGTTAGAATATTTTCTTGATGATAGATGGAGAACTTTATTTGATGATGATGCACGTCTTTATCCAGATAAAAGAGATATTTTATGGGCGGAAAACAATGAAAACATTTATGAAAGAAATAAGAAATTAAAGGTGAATAAGAATGAACTATCAAAAAATTAATTACTTTGATACTGCAAATGCCAGAGGACTATCAACAGTTCTCTGGATTAGCGGCTGTGAGCATCATTGTGAAGATTGTTTTAATAAGGAAACTTGGAGCTTTGATAGCGGAAAAGAATTGACACAAGATAAAATCCAAGAAATTATTGAATCTTTAAAAAACACTCATATTAAGAATTTCGTACTAAGCGGCGGCGACCCCTTGCATCCAAAAAATATAGACGATACTATTAA